TAGAAAAACTGATGAATCAAAAAATAATAAAAAGGGAGAGGTTGTTGAAATGAAAGGATTAAGTAATATGTTTGGAGATTTTGGAGCAATAAAAAATGGAGAATTAGCATTGACTATGAGTGGAGATATAGCTATTAAAAGAGCAGAAAACGAATATGTAAGATACAATACTACCACAGGACAAATAGAGAATCAAATGGATATGGTTGTAGAAGATGCAAATGACTTTATGTTTATAATGCCAACACAAGATGTTGCACCAGGTGATGTAGTAAAGGCTAAGAATAATTACTATCAAGTGTTAAAGGTTGCAGATAATGGTTCGTTACAAGCAGTAAATATAAAACTAGGAACTAAAGGTAATTTATTAAAGGAAATCAATCTATTTGGATTTGGATTTTGGAGTAAGGTTACTTGCTTATTTAATATGGGTACTGGAAATGCAATGAATGGAATGAACCCAATGATGATGATGTTAATGATGAAAGACGATAAAGAAAATGAAGGTCTTGATATGAAGTCACTAATGTTAATGCAGGCTATGAATGGAATGGGTGGTACTAACGGGGGAATAAATCCTATGATGTTAATGGCTATGGGAAAAGATATAGATATGAAAAGTATGATGATGATGTCTATGTTAAGTGGTGGACAAAATATGTTCAACATGCAACAAACAAAAACTGAATAAGTGGGGGAGGGATATAGTGAAACCAGTTAGTTTTAAAACAAATACTACAGGAATTACAATATTTACAATGTTTGAACATACAGAAAAAAGAGTAATGATACAAAGATATGAAGGTGGAAAACCACATTGGAGTACATATGGCAAGGAAGAAGCGTTAAGCAATATACAAACAAAATGGTGGCACGAAGTAAAAGAAAGGTAGGTGAGAACAATAAGACCAATTAGATTTAAGCTAGGAGAAAGTTCAGAAAGAATACATACAATTTATGAACACAATGAAGAAAATATTATGATACAATGGATACAAAAAGATGGAACACCAAAGTGGACTAAAAAGAATAAAGAAATAACAATAAGAAATATAAGAGGTAAAATATGGATGGAGGTGGATGAAGATGGAAATAGGAAATAGAGTAATTGCAACGTATGCATATGATAGAAATAATGATATAGTAAATAAAACAGGAACTATAATATACATGAGCAGTACACAAGCAACAGTACAGTTTGACCAAAGAATAGAAAGAGGTCATTCGGGAAGTGGAGTAGGTGAACATGGTTATTGTTGGAGTATACCATTCAGATATCTTGAACTAGTAGAGGACACAAAAGACAAACTAGCAAAAGCATTAGAAAACAGAGCAATAACAATTGCTGTTAATGGCAAATTGATTATAATAAAAACACAAAAGAAAAAACACATAGCAACTATACAAAGTAATAAAAAGGTTGTATATGGTGATTTGAAAACAAAAACAGAACTAGAATACAAAAGTATTATAGAAGGTATAATAGGAGGTAATTAGTAAATGAGTTTATTAAAAAGAAGAATAAGGGTATTAGATGAAATAGCAAAACACACAGAGGAATTTGCAGTTATAGTTAGTGAGCATGAAGGTCAAATAGGTATTGAGTTTGAAAAGAACTATGGCTTACATGATTGCAATGGAGCAGGTAAAAATGGTAGTTGTTGGTATATAGATAAACACCAATCTAAATTCGCACTAGTTGAAATAGGTGCTAGGCATGATGATGAAGTATCTGCAATAGTAGAAGAAATAGCAGAAAACAATGGTAGTAATGGTTACTTAATTACTAGAAATGGTAAGTTGCTAAAGGTGACACACGAAGATAGAACTATATTCTTAATCAACATGCAAACAGAAAAGATATTATCACTTGCAGTTAAAACAGATGATGAAAAACTATATACAAATCATGTACTTTCATTCTATAATATACTAGAAGGTAAAGGAATTGATAGTGAATATAAGTTATCTGATGTGCCAAAGAAAGAAGAAAAACAGATTGACCCAATAGCAAGTGTAAAGGCACAAATAGTAGCAGATGTTGAAGAAATGGAAAAGAAAGAAAAACCAACATCAGGTAAAGTTTACACATCAGAAGAAGAATTACTAGCTGAATTAGGTATTACACGTTAATACCTTTTCTATATATTATATCTTTCATTATAGTCCCTCCGAGTGAAGGTTGGTTACCTTCGCTCATTTACATAGAGGGACACACACTCTATGAATAAAAATAATTTAAATTAAAAGGAGAGATTTTATTATGACAAATCAAACAATTAAAGTAGGAGTTTTACCAGGAGGAGTTACAGAATATTTAGTAGAAGCAGGTACAACAGTAGCAAAGGTATTAGAAATGGCAGGATTAGATGCAAGTGGTTATGATGTAAGATTAGATGGTGTTTCAGTAGCAGTAGACAGTGTAATTGGTGCAGACAGTAAATTAATAGTATTAGTTAAACAAATTAAAGGTAATGTTCAAACAATCAAAGTTGGTGTATTACCAGGTGGTGTAACAGAATATGTAGTTGATGGTACATTAACAGTACAAGAACTACTTGATATGGCAGAACTTGATGCAACTGGCTACGATATCAGACTTGATGGAACTACTGTAACTGCTGATACTAGAATTACTGCTGATAGCAAGTTAATAGTTCTAGTAAAACAAATCAAAGGAAACGTATCCACTATTAAAGTAGGTATTCTTCCAGGTGGAGTAAGTGAGTTCACATATGAGGGTACACAAACAGTAGGTGCTATACTTGAATTAGCTAGTATTGACCCAACTGGATATGATGTAAGACTTGATGGAAACTCAGTAACAACTGATACAGTAATTGGTGCAGACAGTAAGTTAATAGTATTAGTTAAACAGATTAAAGGAAACAACTAATATATGGAGAGCAGGAATGCTCTCCTTTTACATATCAAATAAAATAGGAGGTATAGAATGAAAAAACCAAAGAAACTAACGATAGCAGAGGTGATATTAAATAGATATTTAAAAGAATATAATGAAGAAATGATAGATAGATTATATAGTGGTTATGGTTGTGCAACTACATTTGGTTATAAAACACAATGTGAAGGTAATTGCAGGGAATGTTTTGAACTTAATCCATCAGAATTTAGAGAAACAAAAGAAGGAACGCCAGGTGCATTAAAAGCTTTATGTATAAACTGTGGTATAGAATACAATCCAACAGAGGAAGGTAAGAGGTTATTTAGATAATGGTCATACTAACACTAATAAGCAACGCATTGATAATAACAGGATTGGCAAGAGAAAAAAAAACTTGTACTAATAGCAAGTGGAATATTAATTAAAATACTATTATAAAGGGAGAGATAATAATGAAAGAGGTAAAAATAATATTTAACAATGACACAAGGGATTATACTAGAATATTTGGTGATAGGTTTAAACAATTATCAAAGGCTATGCAAGAGAACATTAATATAGCAATACATCATGGAGAAGGATTGCCAATAGGTAAGGAAATAAGAAAAGACAAGTTATCAGTATTGATATGGGGAAGTCACAAAACAGATGACATGATTTATTCAGAAAGCAACACTGCATTTGGAAAGCAATTCTATAGTGATGCATTATTTGTACCAAGTGAAGGAACAATTCAATTTGGTGATGGCGAAGTTGTATTAGCTGAATATGATGAAGAAAACAAGGTGTTAAACTTCTTATATGATATGTGGGAATATGAGAGTTTAGGGGAAATCGAATTGTTTAACATTATAATGGACAAGTTTGTAGAACATTTATTTGGAAGTATAGATGGATATTGTGAAAAGTTAGAAGAAGCAATTAGAATAGAAAGAGAAGCAAGTATACAAAAAGCAGTTAGCCACTTAATGAGTACAATTGAAAGTGATAAGAGAAACCTTGAAAACAAGTTAAGAGAAGCAAAACAAAGAATGGAAGAATATATGGCTAAAGTAAAACAATACTCACTAAATGCAATATCATTTGAAAAGCAATTAGAAGGTCTAGGTAGTGGTATGGAAGGTATTAAGGCTAAATTAATATCTGAAATTAAAGCAATGGAGAGCAATAAGAAAATAGAAGAAGTATTCTTCAATGAAAATGGTGATTTAGTATTAGATACAGTTGAACTGTTTGCTAAAGCTAGAACTAAAAAAGGTGTTAAAAGATTTAGAATGGGAAGATTTAGAATAGAAGTTAGATTACAAAATGGTCAAACACTATTCTTTAATAGAGATATACAGAATATTAGACACAGTGTATGGGGAGCGTGTCATCATCCACATGTAAGTGAAACTGGTAGTGGTTGCTTAGGTAATGCATCAACACTAATAGCTGAATGTATTATGAATAGAGAATGGGCAATGCTTGCAGATGTACTTGTTAATTACCTTGAAAGCATAAATGAAGATGATGGAGCAGGTAAGTGCTATACAAATTGGGATGAAGTAGATGAAGAAGGTAATACATTAGAAAGACAAAAATATACTGGTGAGTTTGTAAGTGATGAAAGAAATAGAGAGCTTCAAGTGGAAATGGTTAGACGAGTTAAAGAAGGTAGATACGTAGCAGGAATACAATACATGGAGGTAAAATAGTATGTTTAAGGAAAGAATGAATGTAGTTACAAAAATACTAGCAATACAAGAACCATTAATCAAAATACTACCAAAAGCATTAGAGAAAATGAGTTATTATGTAAGACATTGCGATAAAGAGATTGGATGGCTTGGAACAGTTCAAGCATATGCAAATAATATATTCTTAATAACAGACGTAATGTTATTCAAACAAGAAGTTCATTCTGCAACATGTGAAATAACACCTGATGGATTAAGTGATTTTGCTACTGAACTGTTAAGTCAAGATGATGGTGTAGAGATATGGAATAATATAAAGCTATGGGGACACAGCCATGTTAATATGGGTGTTTCTCCTTCTGCACAAGATAATAGTCAAATGAAAACATTTGGAGAACACAATGACTGGTTTATACGTGTAATAGCTAACAAATCAGGAGAAATGGAATTTACTTTATATGACTTCAAAGGTAATCTAACATATGAGAATGTAAAATGGTCAGAATATAAACCATACTCAAAAGATTTAGAAGAAGAAGTTAAAGCTGAAATGAAAGAGAAGGTAACAGAAAAAAAGTACGGAACAGTAGTATATGGAAATGGCTATCAAGGTGGACACTATGGTTATGGAAAAAGATGGTGGGAAGATGATGTAGATACAAAAAAAAACACAAGTCATCAACTAAAAATAGTGGGAACAGAAAAGGAAATAAAGGTAGAAGAAGATAGTTTTTGGAATGAAACAACAATACCTGCATACTTCTCAGAAAGTGAAATGATGGTAATAGCAAATGTAAAATCAGAAAGTAATGCAGTATTAGCTGTACATGACATAATAGATGCTATAAATGCAGAATGTAATTCACAATTAGAAGCAACATTTGAAGAAGCACTAGGAATAGTAGAGTTTGCAAAGAACAGATATCCAAGATAAATAAATCATTGGGGGATGATGAAATGAATATTAACTTAGATAATATGCCTACGAAAGTGGGCATGATTATGATTAATAAGATAGTAAAGAAGTTCAAAAGAGAAAAGGTAGATATTAATATTCAGACAGTATCAGAAGTATTGGAAGAAAACACAACAGAGCAACAACGTAAACGTCACAACATATACACTACTAACCAAGTAATTTTTGGTATAAGAATACTTGATATAGTAGATGGAATTGAGGACTAAAATGGGTATGTCGAAATTCAGAAGTCCTCAAAAAGCATATAAGATAACAAAAGAAATAAACAGAAAATCAAGAACAAAACTAAGAGATAAAAGAAGGGAACAAGGCTTATGCGTAAATTGTGGTAAAACAAATGATAGAGAAAACAAAGTGTTGTGTAGTGAATGTGCAAATAAAGCTAAAATAAAAAAACAGGAAAAAGAAAAAGGATTATGTAAGAAATGTAAAAAGGAAAACGACAGACCAGGAGAACGATTATGTAATGAATGTTTTGTGAAATATAATATTAAAAAAGAAAAACAACATGAAAAACAAAAAGAATACGTAAGAAATTCGAGAGCAAAAATAAGACAAAACAGAAAAGAACAAGGCTTGTGTACAGAATGTGGAATGCCAAATGATAGAGAGGGCAAGTTGTTTTGTACAAGTTGTCACATCAGATATAGTGAAATACAGAAAAAAAGATATAATGAAAAAATAAATAATGGGTTGTGCGTAACGTGTGTAAAGCCAAATGATAGGTTAGGCTTTACTAAATGCACAATATGTTATGAAAAAGAAATAAAATACAGAGAAGATATGAAATTAAAGAAACAGAAGGAGAGAGAAGAAAATGATAGAAATAAATTATAATCGCCAACTTGATATATTTGATAATAGAACGTTTAACTACCCTATAAATGTTGTGGGTGGTGGTGCTACTGCTTCATGGTTAGTAATGATGTTAGCTAAATTAGGTGTTAAAGATGTACATGTGTGGGACTTTGATATAGTAGAAAATCATAACATTCCAAATCAAGCATTTACAATTAAGAGTATAGGTATGCCAAAAGTAACTGCTAACATAGATAATGCAATAAGATTTGGTGGTATGAATTATACTGCACACAATGAAAAAGTAACTGGTGATACACTATTAGAAGGTGTAGTATTTGTACTAACAGACACTATGAGTTCAAGAGAAGAAATATTCAAAGAAGCACTAAAACTACAACCTAAAGTTAAACTAGTTATTGAAACTAGAATGGGACTTGATATGTGTAGAATATATACTGTAAATCCTATGGATTTAAAACAAATCAAATCATATGAAAGTACACTATATACTGATGAACAAGCAGAAGTATCAGCTTGTGGTACATCTAAGTCAGTAGTAACATCTGCAATGACTACAGCAAGTATAGCAGTAAGGCAAATGATAAATTGGACAAATGGTATTGCAGTACCTAATGAAATACTGTATGATATGTTAGGTGACAACTACTTAGTGGAAAGATGGTAGGAGGTGTTTAAATGACACTTCCTTATACAAAATCAGAAAAAATAGCACTAGGTAAAAATGTAAAAGCAATATGCAAAATCAGTTATTGTCATAATTGTATATTGAAAAAGCTATTCAAAACACCAATGCCAAGTGCTTATTGTGTAAGATATGGAAAAGAATATAAAGATTATATTAAAGAAAGAAGTGATAAAGAATGACAGATGCAGAAAAAGCAATATTACAGTCTTTCCAAACACTTGCTAAAAATAAAAGAGAATGGTGTAAGAGTAGGTCGTGTAATGGTTGTGTTTTTGATAGATATGTTGACGGAGTATATGATAGTGATGAAGATAGTTTAACAATATGTAACAGTATTGATTATGTATCAGACGAAATGGACAATGTACTTGATTAGTAAACATCTATGATGTTATTAATATATAAACGAAGAATAATGAATAAAAAACGAAAGGTGGTATCTCATATGATTAAGGCATATGTAAAATGACGTAGATAAATATTGCCAATTGTGATATAATATAATCAAGAGGTGATATTTGTGAAAAATGGAAAGTGTGAAATATGTGGAAGTACAAATAAGGTTCAACGTTTTAAAGGCGAACAAGCATTATGTGGCAAGCATTATTTGCAAATGCATAGACATGGAAGAATATTTAATAGAACTAGAAAGGACAAAAATGAAATTGTAATAAAAGATGATTATGCTGAAATAATATTATATAATATGCATGGAAATGAAACTTGCAGAACATTAATAGATATTGAAGATATAGAACGAGTTTCAAAATTAAAATGGTATTCTCATACAGAAAGAATATACGTAGTAAGTGTTAATTCAAAAGATGTAAAAGAAATAACAAATGGTGGAAAAAGATTAGCACTACATAGATACATTATGAATCCACATGATAATATGGTAATTGACCATATCAACCATAATGTACTAGATAATAGAAAGATAAATTTAAGAATATGTACACAAAAAGAAAATTGTCAAAATAGAATAGATAAGAAAGAGGGTAATTAAAATTAGTTGGACAGATGTTAAAGGAAACGATAATTCAGGAGAAGGTAAATTAGGGTTTTTTAAATTAGGAGCAGGTGAATCTGCAATAGTCAGAATAGCTGATGATGAACCATTATCAAGATGGACACATTGGGCAAATTCAGTAGGTAGAAGTGTAATATGTATAGGTGAGAAGAATGGTTGTCCTTGTTGCGAAGCGAACAAAGAAGCTAGGGATGCAGGACTTAAAACAAAACCATTTGGTAACAGTAAGAAACACACTATTCATATAATCAACAGAGCAATGAAGCAAGGTGAAACATCTAAACTTGAACTGTTAGAACAAGGTAATGAGTTCTTTGAAACTCTACTTGGATATAGAGAAGCAATGGGTGACTTACAAAACTTTGATTTAAAGATTACTAGAACTGGTACTAAGAAGAATACTAAGTACACTATAATACCATTACCTGCTGTACCATTAACAGCAGAAGAAACTAAGTTATTAGAAGGTAAATTAAATCTTAAAGTTGATTTGAAGAATCCAACTAGGGAGCAAATATTAGAAATCATCAATGGCAAGAGTAACAATTCAGAATCAAATGGTGATGATGAAGAAATAGAAATCTAGGTCATAATATCTCCACAATATATGCAGGGTAACTCCCTGCTTTTACATATAAATACAATTGAAAGGTGTGATAACATAGGCGTGAAATGGTGTAGATTTTACTTTAATAGCCATAAGTTTTTAGTATATAAAGTAATACAAGAGGAACGTGAAAAAGTTAGGGTGCAATGGATAGATGAAAATATAAAGCCAAGGTGGACAACGGACACTGTAGATGGTGCAAAAGGCATAGTTAACAGTTCAGATACAAAAATAGTGAGAGGTGATATAAGTAAATGGTAGGTGATTACATTAAATTCAACTTTGACCTTAAGGATAGAATACTAAATGACAAAACAATACGTAAGGCAATTAAAATAAATGATAAAGAATGTATTATACAGTGGATAGGTAATAGAACCAATATAATCAAATATGAAACAACAAGAATAAAGACTATTTCTGATTCGATATATAGAAGGGATATAAACGTATTGGAGGTTGTTGGCAAATGGTAGATGCAACTGTTGCAAAAGAGATAGCAATGTATTTCATAGGTAAGGCTAAATTACAGTTTTCAGGTAAATCCATAAGTATCAACATATCATTAACTAAACAGCTATTAGAAAAATATAGCAAAGACGAGATAATAGAAGTAATAGATTATCTAATAGATGTAGACAGTGCTCACCCAAATTCAATGGCGTTGGTTAAATTTGTAATAGATGATAAACTAAAAGAAATACGTGAAGGTAAACAACGTGATGAAGTTATTGAAAGATACAAACAAAGTATCTCTAATAATAAAAACTTTGGGGGAGTTGAAGTTAATGAACACAACAGAAACAAAAACAAAAATATTGGAACAGGTGAGAAGTCCAGGGTCAGAGAGGGCAATTATAAGTATCTGTTTGAAAAACACTGATAATATAACAGAGTGCGAGAATAAAGGATTAAAGCCTGAGCATTTCAGTATAGATGCACATAGGTACATATATCTTTCTATGCAATACTTATATGAAACAAATCAAGAACCTACACCAATAGCAGTCATGGAAGTATTAACAAATGACAAGGCTAAGGAGAGTATAAAGGAAATAGGTGGACTTGATTATCTGACAACACTAACTAAGACAGAGGAAAAGGAAAGAAATTTAGACATATACGTTAAGAAGTTAAAACAAACATATACACGTAGAGAATTATGTAATATTTCTATTGAAGTGCTAGAAGAAATGCTAGACGATAAAGCTAGGGTTCTCAACCCAACGGAGTTGATTACAACAGTTCAGGAAAAGTTAGATGATATATCTGTACGTGAAAGTAATGTTCAAGAGGTTCATAAAATGGGTACTAGCCTAGAAGAAAGAATGGCTAAACGTGCAGAGAACCCTATGGAAATAGGAGGACTCGAAACCCACTTCTATCAGTTTGATAAAATGACTGGTGGTATGCATGGTGGTGATTTGATGTTTGTATGTGCTAGAGCAAAGATGGGTAAATCAGTTATCCTTACTAATTGGGCAAAGAACATATCAATTGTAGACAAGCTACCAATATTATATATTAATACTGAAATGCGTGATGAAGAAAATGAAGATAGAATACTTGCTATGTTATCAGGTATACCATTAGATGAACTATCATCAGGTAGATTTGTAATGGATACAGAATATGGTACAAAAGCAGACAAGTTAGAACGTATGAAAGTAGCAACTGAACTGATTAATAGTGGTAACTTCCATCATATCTATATGCCTAACTTTGATGCTAATAAAATAGTATCACTTACAAGACAATATAAAGCAAAACATGGTATAGTGGCATTATTCTTTGATTATTTAAAACTACCTGCTAGTAGTGCAGGAAATCTAAAGTTTACAAAAGAGTATCAAGAACTAGGACTTATAGCAACTCAATTAAAAGACCTTGCAGGTATACTTGATATTCCTATATACTCAGCAGTTCAGGCTAATAGAAATGATGTTGGTCAGAGTGCAGAAGATATGGATGAAGGAGATATAGCAGGTTCAGATAGAATCTTACAACTATGTTCTAAGTTAGTATTCTTAGCTAAGAAAGATATAGAAACAGTAGCACTTGAAGGTGGTAGACTTGGTAATATGCAGGCAAGAATTAAGTTTCAACGTAATGGTGCGTGTGATTGTCCACCTATTAATATTCAATTTGATGGTGAGATAACTAGGATGACGGAGTGCATCTGATATGCATTATAAGTAAATAGTGATATATTAGCCAAACAATTAAGGAGGCTTATTATGAGATTATATGATTATGTAGATATTTTAACAGATGAATATGTTGTTGTTATAAATAAATATGGAGAAGCTTGCGAGCTAAAAGTAGAAGATATAAAAAAAGAATATCCTAATAACATTATAAAGAAAATTCATTCTGAATATAGTCCGAGTGGTGACGGTTCGATATTGTCATTTGTTTATATCAAATAATTTACAATTTAAAAGAACTGTAAATAATAATGGAGGTGTAGCAATGTATTCACCAGTACAAATAAAATTAGTCAGTACAAGAGAAGTTATTACACTTCCTGATGTATTTGCTGTTAATACTACGTGGAATGAAATAACTTTTATAACATTTAGAACAGGAGAAAATAGTTTTGCAATGCAATATATAAACGACTATGGCGAGCCAAAAATAGCAAAGAAAGACAAAAAGACAATAGTTGATTATATAGAAAAAGGTAGTTATATTATAAAGTAAATTTGTTTTAAGGGGGTAAAACAGTGGAGGAAAAAGGCTTTAAGGTAATGGTAAGGTCAACTAGAAAAATGATATATATTCCACAAGTATGTTGTATAAGTCCATACTATGGATTAAAAAATGTAATATTATTTAAAACCAAATTTGGTGGATATAGAGTGCAAGGTTTAGATATTCAATCAGGTAATCCAATTATGACAAGAATATCAGAAAACGCATTGAAAGAAAATATTAGAAGTGGTTATATAACACTAAGAAAGCCAGGTGAAGAATAGTGACTGGTCTTAGTATAATAGAAGCACTAACATTAATAACTAGAAGAAAAGATAAAGAATCAACACTGGTAAAACAAGATGGAGCAAAATACAAGATAGTAGATGGCATAATTATGAGTATAGGTAAAAATCCTGTACCATTAGTTATAGATATAAACGATAAGTGGAGGGTAATATGGGAATAAATTGTAAGGCAATGCAAGAACGTATTAAGGTAAAGTTAAAGGAACAAGTAGGAAAACTACAAGCAGTACCACAGTTAGCAACTATAATAGTTGGTGATAATATAGCTTCTCACAAGTATGTAAAGAACAAAGAGAAGTTCATAGCAGAATGTGGTATGGCTAGTTTTACAATAGGACTAGAAAATGATGTTGAAGAAGATGAACTTGTTGAAATGATAAACATGTTTAACGCTGACGATAGTGTTCATGGTATATTGGTACAATTACCATTACCTTCTCATATTAATGAAAAGAATGTATTAAATTCAATAACTCCGTTGAAAGACGTTGATGGGTTAAGTAAGTTTACAGAGTTTACACCATGTACACCAAAAGGCATAATGACAATACTAAAAGAATTAGAATTTGAACCTAGTGGTAAACATGCTATGATAATAGGTAGAAGTGATATAGTTGGAAAGCCAATGTATAATTTACTATTAGAAAATGATGCTACAACAGTTCAGATACATTCTAAAACTCCATTCTCTGCACCTGCATACGTATACAACATGCAACCACAATTAATTATTAGTGCAGTAGGAAAACAGGACTTATTAACAGCAGAAAGACTAAAGAAGATAGAAATAATGTCTAGTTATACTCCTGAAATAATAATAGATGTAGGTATTAATGAAATAGATGGCAAGATAGAGGGAGATATTAAGAAATCAGATTATCCTATGTTAGATGAACTGAATATAAAATATACCACTGTACCTGGTGGAGTTGGATTAATGACAGTGGCAAGTTTAGCAGAAAACTTATTATTAGCTTATGAAAAACAAGGAGGTATATAGATGGCGTTAAATTTCATATCATCAAATATAAGAATTGAAAATGTAGATGTATTTGGATTAGCAGAAAGCATAAGAGCATCTAAATTCCCTATGTCAACAAATATAGAAGAATTAACATCTGCTATAACACCTAGACAAAGTGCATTAGGTAGTTGTATACCTGGTACTGGACACGACTGTTATCTAAAAGGTATAATAGTTCAAATGGACTTAACGTTGCCACAATATATATGGCAACAAATCAAAAGATACCATTTCTTTGATACAGTTAGTTCACAAAGTACAATGCATAGAATAACAAAGATGGATATAGCAGGACAATGTACTCCTGAGGTAGATAAATCTATTATAAAACTATTAACTGATTTGATAAAACAATATAATGATGAAACAGACCCAGTGTGGAAGAAACAAATATTTGTAAAGATAGTAGCTAACATACCAAGTGGTCTTATGTTATCTGCTAGGGTTACAACTAACTACTTACAGTTAAAAACAATATATAATCAAAGAAAAACACACAAGTTAGAAGAATGGGTTAAGTTCTGTAACTACGTAGAAACACTACCAATGTTTGAAGAACTAGTGTTAAATAATTAATATAAATAGGAGGGCAATATGAGGATAGCAGAGGTAATAGCAAATAAATATTTACAAAAGTATAATAAATATATAGTGGAAAGAATAAGACGTAACCCATATTGTCCAAGTATTTTTGGATATGAAGCTAAGGGATGTGTTATTAACTGTATATATTGTTATGACAAAGGATTACATGAATTTACAATTAAAAACCCAACTAACATAGAAGGTGCACGCCGAGTACTTGCAGACGCATGTAGTTATAATAGCGTGCCTTTTATACCAACAGATGAATTTAAAGAGAAATTAAAAAAGGGGGAATAGTAGATGTTAAAGAAAATGTTAAAAAAATTAGATGTATATAGAATAGGTCTATGGGTATTAATAGCAATGACAATAAATGAAGGAATTACAAGTCTAATAACAAAAGAGTATGTAAGTCCAACATGGTGCTTTGCAGTTGCATTTTTCTTGTTTGGAATTATATTACGTACTTATGAAGATAACAAAATGACAAAGTAGGTGATTAAATGTATGCTACTGATGTAATAAAACCTTTTATAGACCAAGAATACTTACTTAGGTATTATGACTTTAAGAACATAAACCATCATGGTAAATACATCAGAGCGTGCTGTAAAATACATGATGGTAATAACCCAACTGGTTTTGTATATAATACAGAAACAGATTTGTGGTACTGTCATACAGGTGATTGTGGAGGAGGTGATGCCTATGAATTAGTATCAAAACTAGAGGGGATATCATTCCCACAGGCTATTATGAAGGTAGCTGAAATATTCAATGTAGACATAAACGAATTAGAACTTACACATATTAAGACTGAGAATGAAAAAGAACGTGAAGAATGGTTGAAGTTGATGAAGGAGAAGGTGTACGAATTGAAAGAATACAGTTACATTTCATCTGAACTGAAACCAATAAAGAAATTTAGACATTTTAAACCTGAAACATTAGAATATTTTGGTGCTAGATACGTTGATGAAATAGTTGCATATAACAACGATAATGAGCCATATACGCTTAGAAGTAGAATACTAATACCAATATACTTTAAAGATGTTCAAATCGGCATATCACTACGTAGAATTAAAAGTAACGATATACAGAAATGGTCGCATCAAGGATTTGAAAGTGGATATATATTATATAATTTTGATAATTGTATGAATTATATTAACGAACATAACATAGATGAAGTTGTATTGGTAGAAGGTATATTTGATGTGTGGAATTGCTATGAGCAAGGAATATATAATGTAGTCGCAACATTTGGAGCACATCTAACTGACGAGCAAGAAAAAGCTTTATTAAAAGTATGTACAACTATTATCACAGCATATGATGGTGATGATGCAGGTAGAGCATGTACAAATAAGATAATAAACAGAACTAAATATAAGTTCGACGTATACTGCATTGAGTTTGACGAGGGTGATGACCCTGGTTCTTGTATGACAATGGCAGAAAAATACAATAATAAGGTGTACTACACCAATTTTGGGGGTTTAATTAATGAGCGAAGTAAAAGTAGAGCTGTTTAAGGAAATAGTAGGTGACTTTCTACAAACATATATAGCAAAGAATGGTGACTATGGAGATAGTTTTACTAAGGTAAGAGAAGAATATCCTCATGCAATAGCTATTAGATTAACTGATAAATTAGAAAGACTTAAAACATTACTAGATAAGGACTATGAGCAAAAAATACAAGATGAAAGCTTAGAAGATACATTAAAAGATTTAGCTGTTTACTCAATCATGGAACTAATGGAAAGAAAGCTAGATGAAGCATATGATGAAGTAATGCAAACAATGGAGAACTGTTCATGTGAAGGGTGTGAAGAAATATACACGTCAACTGAACAAGCCAAAATAGAACTAATTGAAATGCTTAAAGAAAAGTATGGTGATGATGTTCAAATCAAGTTTGTAGATATAAAAGAATAACAAGCCAAGTCCCTACTATGGGACTTTTTACATATCAATAATAAAGGGGGAACGGTAATGAGTATAGTTTATATTTTGATTTATTGTTTAGCTAATTTTGTACTTGGAATTTGTACAATGTTATTAGTTCCAAATAACTTCTTTAGTAAGGCAATTGATAAGCTTGGAACTTTTGTTATAGTATTTGGTGGATTAACAACGTGGATATTATATGGATTATATAGTTTAATAAAATTACCAAAACAACTAAAAGAAACACGCAGGACAGATAAAGAAGAAGAATATGAAAGGTTTAAAGAAAGTATATTTATATACATTATGAAATCAAACATACAAAATACACTACAAGCATTATTATATGATTGCGAAGGTTTGTATTATAGGATAAACTATAAGAAATATAAATACTCAAATGAAATACGTGGTTATAAGTTTGAAGGAGTATTTCTAGCAACAATCAATTGTATTAAAGAACTAGAAGAACAATATGGTAGTGATATATTTTATAAGAACAATGAGGAAATATATAAAACATTAAGTGATTTGAAAGAATATCTAACTACAACACTACAAGAATATGAAAGGGAATATAGCGAATCTACAGTTAGAGATACACAAACTATTAAAAATAAATTAGAAGATATAAGTAAAAGAATAACAAGTCTTTCTGAAATAAATAAAATGTAAACAGGAGGAGCATATGAGGATAAGTAAGGATGAATATTATTTAAACATAGCAAAAGCAATATCTAAAAGAAGTACATGCTTACGTAGACAATACGGAGCAGTTATAGTTAAGAATGATGAAATCATATCAACAGGTTATAATGGTAGTCCTAGAGATTCCATAAATTGTTCAGATACAAATGCATGTAAAAGAATTAATATAGAACATGGTACTAGATATGAATTATGTGAAGCTGTACATGCTGAAATGAACGCAATTATATCTGCTTCAAGAAAAGATATGATAGACAGTACACTATATCTATATGGTGAAGAAGATGGTAAACAGATAAAAGCAATACCATGTAGTATATGTTCAAAACTAATAAAGAACGCAGGAATAGCGTTTATAATAAGTTAGGAGGGATAGCGTGAGTAAAGGTAAGATAATTTTATTAACAAACGCAATTATAATAGGTTTTATGTCTGCTGTATCAATATTGATATTCAAACAAACACCAAGGGCAATGGAAATATTTATAGCATGGCTTATACTAACAAATACGTCACACATATTGGATGTGAAAAAGATTGATAACTATATTAAAACTTATCCATTCAGATAGAAACAAAAAGATAGGCAATCATAGATTAGAAATATCGGAGAATGGAGTACGCAGGTATTATTATTTCAACACAGCAATAGTAACACACTTTGGTAATATTATAGAGATTGATGATGGTGGATGGAAAACTCCTAGTACAACTAGGGCAATTAATAGCTACAAAAAGAATCTATCTTATGATATGATTGTAGACAAGCGTGGATAAGATATTTAGAATAAACATTCCTACAGGACTTGCGTGGTATTGTAGCAATTGTAATTTTGCACATAATGATTTATATGTAGATGTTGATGATAAGAAGTATTGTCCACAATGTGTACCATCAGAAGTAAAAGAGAAAGCAATTGGTATTAATCAGAACAGAGAATCAATAGAGTAAAATCAAGGGGGTGGTTTTATATGAGCAAAGAGGATTTTATACATCTTCACGTTCATACGTAGCTGAATATAGTCCATTGGATGGAATGTGTAAGTTAGAGGAATTAATATTAAAGACCAAAGAACTTGGACAACCTGCTGTAGCCATAACTGACCACTCAACATTGTATGCATTGTGGAAAGCACAGAAGCTACAAGAAAAGCATGGTGTTAAGGTTATTAAAGGGTGTGAGTTCTATTTCACACAAGGATATGACGAGAATGGTAAACCACAATATGGTCATATAGCGTTACTAGCTAAGAATTATCAAGGTATAGTTAATCTATTCAAACTACAAGAAAGAGCATATACAGAAGATAGGTTCTATTATAGACAACAAATCACTATATATGATTTGATGGAATTTCACGAAGGACTTATATGTACATCAGCATGTTTAGCTAATATCATTCCACAATCAATTATGAATGGTGATGTTAAAACAGCTAAAACGTGGATAAATACTTTCAAACAATTGTTTGGTGAGGATTTCTATTTAGAAATACAACCTAACAGTATTCCTGAGCAGAGAATAGTAAATAAGATGCTAGTCTATCTAGCGAAAGAATTTAACGTTGAACTGATTGCAACCAATGACGTTCATTATATTCTAAAAGATGACCATAAAGTACATGAAGTTCTATTAGCATTATCTACTCAAAAGAAGATGACGGATGAAAAGAGATTTAAATTTACCACTACAGATTTTTGGTTTAAAACTAGAGAAGAAATGAAAGCAGGTTTTGATTACATATCAGATGAAGATGTAGAACGTGCTTTAAATAACACTGTAGTCGTTTCTAACAAGTGTAATGCAGAAATACCTACTGGACATTACCTACCGAAGTATCCCTTCTCAAATGACCCAATACAGACGTTTAAAGACAATGTATGGAGTGGTTATGAGAAGAAGAAGGATGAAAAGATAGATGATAATGATTATAGGAACTCACTTCAACAAGAAATAGAGGTTATAACAGAAGAAGGATATGCAGACTATTTTTTAATAGTTGAAGATTATATTAAGAGAGCAAGAGAAGCTAAAATACTAGTAGGTGATGGTAGAGGGTCAGGTGCAGGCAGTAAGAGTTGCTATGCAATGGATATTACCAGGGTTGAACCTAGAGAGTATGGTCTTATATTTGAACGTTTCCTTGCCAAAGGTAGAGAGCCTGATATAGATAGTGATTTCTCAGATATAGATGCAGTATTTGAACTGTTAGGAGAAGCCTATGGTTGGGAGAATGTTGGTCGTATAGCTTCATTCGGTACATTTGCACCTAGAGCAATTACTAGAAGAATACTACAATGTTTTGGTCATAGTGAAAGAGATATTAAACTCATATCATCATTACTACCAACCGACCCATTTTTAACATGGGAACAATGTTTACAGAATAAACCATACATTGATGCAATCAAAAGATACCCTGATGAATGGACAGCAATACAAAGACTACAAGGTAGCGTATCTCATACATCAATGCACGCAGGTGGTATTATAATATGGAACAAGCTATCTGATGTTCTTCCTGTTAAAGTGATAAATAATATGCAAGGCAAACGTATTAAAAGAGTTGTGTGTTTTGATATGGATGACTTACATGAGCTTGGACACTTCAAATTTGATATATTAGGACTTAGTACGTTAGAAACATTAGACCTTGCACTTAAAAATGTTAAGACAGTTCATGGTATAGATATTGATTTGACTAAGATAGATTATGAAGATAAGAACATACTTGCTATGTTAGCTAGTGGTGATGTTAAAGGTGTATTCCAATTAGAGGAACAAGCACAAAGAGTTAAACAGCAATCACCAGGTAACTTTAGGGATGTAATAGCTATCAATGCTCTTATTAGACCTGGTACTGGTACTAGCTACTTTAGAAGAAGAAGTGGAGAAATAGAGTGGTCAGTAATACCTGAAAGAGAATGGTATATGTCAGAAACCTATGGTGACTATGTATATCAAGAACAATATATGCTAGATGCACATGTACTTGCAAGTTGGGATTTGGCATATGCAGACAAGAAGCTACGTAAGAATAAAGATATACGTAATGACGTAGAAACGCGTAATAAGTTTTTTGAAGATTGCAGAAAAGTAGGAATACTAAAAACAGAAGCAGAGATAGCTGAAATATGGGCAGACATTGAAAATGCAGTTGATGGTGGGTATGGATTTAATAAAAGTCATGCTACTACTTATGGTAGAATAGCATTTCAAGAAGGTTACCTTAAATATTACTATCCTGAATGTTTCTACTCTGCTATATTAACAAAGAAAGGTGATGACCAAGATAAGGTAGGTGAGTTTATTGCAGAATGTAAAAGGAGAGGTATTAAAGTGTTACCACCTAACATCAACGAATCAGAAGGTGATTTTATACCTACACCTGAGGGTATCATGTACCGACTTACTTCAATTACCAATGTCGGTGACTCTGCTATCAGGGGTATTAAAGACATTCGACCTATTAAATCATTACAAGATTTGTTGGAACGCAGAAACAAATCACTTATCAAAAAAAATGTTATCGAATCCCTTATCAAAGCAGGAGTGTTTGACTTTGAGCACTCTGATAGACAATACATTATGCACCAACTTGACCAGTATCTTAGAACAAAAACTCAGATAAAACAAGAGCATGAATGTCCACTCAGGGAGTTCGACAAACTAGCGTGGGAAAAAGAAGCACTAGGTGTATATCTATCTTCACATCCACTAGACAAATATGCTTTCAAATCACTACAAGAACACCAAGATAACTCTAAGTGTTTAGTAGCAGGTATAGTTAGTGATGTGAGAGTATTTTATGATAAGAATGGTAACGAAATGGCTTTTATAACTATATCAAATCAACAAGGAAATATGAAATGTATTGCCTTTAGTAGAACGTGGGCAGATAAAAGCTTAGGCTTGTCTGAGAAGTTAGAATGTGGTAACATTATAATGGTAAGAGGTAAACGTTCAGGAAATGATTGCATAATAGATAGCGTAGAAATAATAGAAAAATTATCTTAATTATTAGGGCACTTAGAAATAGGTGTCCTAGTATTTATATAAAAGGGCATTTAGAATATAAATTATAAAAAGGTGGTGGTGACACCTCCGATACAAATTTCATATTGTACAACTAAATGCCTTTCTATATAAATATGAAAGGGGGTGAGATAATGAAATGTGCAATTTGTGGAGTAGATTTAACAGGAGAACCATATCCTGCAAAATGCATCAAATGTGGCGTTCACTTATGTGATGATTGTAGTTTAACAAATCAGTTTAAATGTAAGCCATGTAATGGAGTAGAAGATACCAAGGTAGACTTGGAGTTCGTAAGGCGTTCTTATATTGAAACATATAAAGTATGTCCACATGCATTTAAACTACTAGCTATTGACAAAGTAGAGCCACCAAACAGTATATATGCTGAAATAGGTATAAAACTACATGATTTATTTGAACAAGCTTCACTAAACCAAATTGATAAATCAGCAATGATAAAGGAATTTACTGATTGGTTTGGTACTAAAACACTAGAAGATTTTGAAAACTATCAAAGATTACTTGATACCGAAGATTTTAGAAAGCGTGAGTACCAAGGAGCAATGACTAGTATTGATAACTACTTCAATATGGAAAGTACAATGCCAAGACCACATAAAACAGAAGATACTCTGTTTACTACAATTCATCCTGATTTGCCTAAAATAAGAATTACATTTGATAGGATAAATCTAAATGAAGATGGAACATATGACATAGTCGATTATAAGACTGGTAAGGTTCATGTAGGAAAGAAGCTAAAAGAAGATTTACAAGTACCTTTATATATTTATTCAATTCAGCAAAATCTAGGTATTGATGTCAATAGGTTTGTCCTATTATTCACTAAAGAAGGTAAGGAACGCATCTATACTAAATTAACAGAAGATACGTATGTATGTACAGTTGGAAAAACCAACTATTATATTAGTCTGTCAAAGGCTATTGATGAAATAATAAGTATATTTACCCAAGTTAGCAATGGAAAATTCAGTATACCACACGCATTAAGTCCTTGGTATTGCGAACATATGTGTACGCTAAAGCGTGGAGGTCATTGCGAAGGAAAGCTAGTTCAACGTTGGAAAAACTAGGGGGCAAGGGGAATGAAGCACTACTGTATTAAACACAATACGTGTACAATAAATATATGTAGTTTTACGTACAAAGGGGCATTTAACTGGTCAATATATACAAGAACACTAGACGAAATATATGATAAGATTATAGAATATAATATTTCTGAGGTGGTATTTAAAAACTTTGATAAACTATTTAAGGTAACTAAAACAAGTAGAGAACGTTCACATAAAACTAAACGCACTCTAGTAGAAGCAATAGTTAATTACACATATACTATACTTGATATGTTTGGTGGATGTGAATGGTGGACTTGGGATAGTGATAGCAACGTAGTTATCAAATCAGCTTAGGATTAGGGGGAGTTAGCATGAAACTAAACGAATACCAACAATTAGCACTGAGAACAGATGATGATACAATTAGTATTGCAAGTAGATTACTAAATGGTCTTATGGGTTTGAATGGTGAAGCAGGAGAAGCAATAGACATAATGAAGAAAAGCCTATTTCAAGGTCACGAGTTAGATATAGATAAATTAGAAAAAGAATTAGGTGATGTGTTATGGTATTTAGCTATTAGTGCAAACGCATTGGACTGTACACTAGAACACATAGCACAAAGAAACATAGACAAACTAAAAGCACGTTATCCTGAAGGATTCAGTTCAGATAAAAGTATAAACAGGACTGATGAATAATGGCTAAGGAGAAGGTAATAGACTTATATAGGGACAAACCACTATATCCCAACCAAGTTGTAAATGTTACTCTCTCAATTCCTCCCTAGTGTAAATCATATGTATTATGGTAAGACTAGACGACTTACTACTAAAGCACAAAAATGGTTTGCAGATAGCAGAACAATATGTATAGAAGAAATGCACAAACAAGGATGGTTAAAAGATAAGAAGTCTGTATGGTTTTATGTTGATATGGATTTCTACTTTTCAGATAGAAGAGTACGTGATAGTCATAATACACTTAAAATACTGATGGATGCACTTCAAGGAATATTCTTTAATAATGACTATTATTGTATGACTAGAATCAATAAGGTGTTATATGACAGCGATAATCCAAGAGTTGTCATCAAAATATATCCAGTAGACTACAATAACTGGTAGAAAACTATGTATTTTGTATTTCTATGAGAAAGTGCGAAATAATTAGCTAGAGAAAGATAATATACTAAAATCAAGACAAAAGTGCCAATTTTGAAGCTTGACAAGGCTAGTTAAAACATGGTATCATATATATACAGAATACATACGTAGTCAACTAGTTGATACTGATTGACAAAACACTTTAAGTCCTTTCGGACTTATGGTAATGAGTTGGTTATATACATCAAATCAATAAACTTACTGAACTGAATGTATTAAATAACTACTTTCCACTAAGCTTGAAAAAGCTTAAATGTTTTTATATCAGTATCAACTAGTATCATACGTAAGCCATTATATCCCTCCTGGTATAATAAGATAATATAAAGAAAGACACCTGTAATGGGTGTCTTTTCTTGTTTACATATCTATTCTGTCTTTAAACCCAGGTGATGTTGGTTCAATCAAGATACCTGCCCCTGTTAATATACCCAAGAACAAATCAACTAATACATCAAAATCAGCAGGTATTTCAAATAAGTTATATGTTTTAGCTAATAACGTTATAAAAGAAATCACACCCATTACCCATAGTTTATTTCTAAATCTTTCTCTGATTTGCATATTCACACCTCCTACATTCTTCCTAGAATACTGTTTACTACGAATAAAAGAATTGCCATTAGTATACCCATTAATATTTTGTTTGTGGTATCAACTTTATTTCCTAGCACATCACTATTCCTTTCTAATTTTACTATTCTCTTATCATGGTCTTTTACTTGTTCATATATTGTATCTTCGTATTGCATATACATACCCCCTGTATGCTCACTATGTCCATTTTAAGAGCGTTTAAGGTAATGGTAATGTATTTACCTTCCTACTACCCTAATTACTCTTAAAACAGTATACATGGCTTATTTATTAGCCTTTTCTTTTAAATACCTCTTATAGATTGAACTAAACTTATCTCCACTTGAACTCTTTCTACTCTTTTCTGTTTCCATAGTTTTAAGACCACTTCCAACTGTATAATCTGATATTGCTACTGCTTTCTTACCACCAGTTGCTTCTGCCATTTTCTTTGCTTCATATCTACCTGGTATTTGGTCTTTTAAATATTCACCACGTTCACCTTTAATGTCTTGGTCAAAGAAAATATTTTTACCTGCAATCAGTTCAACTGGAATCTTGATGAATGGCGTTATACCTCCCCACATATCTTTTGCTGATGTGACTTTACTAAGGTCATTGTATGGCAATGAGTTATTCCACATGATGTTATATTCCTTACCATCTTTATCTTTAGTTGTATAAGGTAATTGAACCCAGTCCTTAGCGTAGTCAGGCATATCACCCTTGCCTTTATTAAGCATGTTGATTGCTTTAACAAATGGCAGATACTTTTGTGGTGCAGATGTTATCATTTCAGCTTGAAGTGGTACATTCTTTCTAAGCCATGTATAAAAAGGAACTAGACGCTTCATAACGTTTTGTTCAATTGGAGCTAAATCAGAATAATCAAATAGGAATTTATTAACGTGTTCACTTGCTTCTTGGAATCCTTTACCTCTTTCTAGGTTAGCTACAAAATTTGCAAGTCTAGCTTGGTTTTCAACCTTATTACCTAACTTTCTACCTGCCTTATATACACCAAACTCTTTGGCATTTAGAGGATTATATTTAGGATTGATTTTACCATCAAGTGCAGTTATTGCATCATTGGCTAATTCTTTCTCAAAGAAACCATTATCAAGAACACCATGTTGAACTGCTTTTTCCTGTATCTCTTTGTAGGACATTTTCTTACCTAGTATTGTATGGAAACCTTCTTTACCACTTGCTATATCAAGCATCTTCTTGTTGAACGCAGGGTCATATGCTCTAACACCAACATCTAAGTAATTCTGAAATGCATTAGATTGTGCGTTTCTAAAATGGAATCCTGGTCTTGTTGCTGTTACATTTGTTTTCCATAGAGTAAGGAATTTATCATACGTCTTTACTAGTACGTTCAAATCAGTAGCAAATTGTGTTTTAGCAAGGCTATCAGCTTTATCAGCCATTACTTTACTAACTTTGTATACTGGTACTGATTTGGATTTAGATAGATAAGCTACTTGTGAAGGTGTTAAATTCATAAATGACTTATATGTGCTATTAAAATAACCTTCCTCTATACCAAGCTTTGCATATACTTCTGCTTTTTTAGCATCAGGTATTTTGTTTAGTGCGTTCTTTATATCAGCAGTCTTGATAATACCTGCTTCGCCCTTACCAAGTGTTTCTCCTGGTTTTACTTTAATACCAAACTTACCAACTATATCGTCAGCTAGTTTATAATCATACATAACATTCTGATGTGCTGTCATACGTGCTAAATATATATCACTAACCTTATCTGCAAACATTTTATTACCATTGATGTATTGAGCCATATGCTCGTTTATTTCTTCTATACTACCAGTTTTAAGAACATATCCATCAGGTAATGTACTACCTTTAGCAAACGTTCTAGTAATATTATGTTTGTTGCCCTTATTACCTGCCTGCATTAAGTTATACATATCAGGATTTGTTTTCTTTAAGTTCTCCCATGAGCCTTGTGCTTGTGGTGTCATTACATGAGCCATGTAGTCATCCATCATTGCCTTATATTTCTTCTCACTTAATTTACCAATAGCAACCTCTCTTTGTCCTATGTTTCTCATTTCTTCACGTAATTCACTAGCTATATCATATGCTTTTTTTTCTGTATCAGTTAATGTTCTTTCTATGTCTACAACATCATCTGCTTTAGTTACTACACTTTCTACTTGTGCAATATTATCAATGTCTTTCTGTGCATTTTTAATAGCATTGGTTACTGTGTTGTATTTTTCAGGTTCTAAACTTCTTACAGTTTTAACTGCATCTACAACTTCCTCACTAGGCTTTACTATCTTCTTTTGCATATCAGATGGAAGTGTATTTAATTCTTCTGCTCTCTTAGATACGTCACCAGTAAGTCCTAAAAATTCATCAAGTCTTTCTATGTCTATTTCTTTCTTTACTTTAGGTGCTTTTATAATACTAGCAAGTTCTTCACTAGTAATCTTTTTACCTGTAGTTTCAGCTATAGCCATTTTACTAGCAAGTGAAGCAGGAATATTACCATTGTTCTTCTTGATAAGACTATCTAATTCATCTAGTTGTTTCTTACCAATAGCATCATCAAAATAACTTTCATCAATCATTCTTTTAACAGGTTTATTCATTAACTCTTTTACATCAGTACCATCATATATATCTCTTTGTGTAAACCTAGAACCTTCAAAGTCTTGTAAATTCTTATTCTGTTTAGTGATTTGATTTTCTATATCGTCTACATATGGTGCAGTGGTTCTACCTTCTGATAGTATTCTACCATCAACCTCTACAATCTTTTCACTAAGAACTCTATCAACATCCATTGCAACATCTGCATCAAGTCCTCTAGTTCCAAATGAGTTTTTCAGTTCAAGTTGATTATACTTTTTATCTAGCAATTTAGGGTTATTAATGTAATCCCATACCTTGTCCATACGTAGTGCTTTCTCACTAGCAGTTAAGGTTTCACGACTACCAAATTCTTCACCTATTACAGTTGCTATTTTAGGATAATTCTTATTTAACTGATGTGATGTAGATACGAAGTGTTTTAAATCACCATCAAAATACTTCTTGATAAATGTATTCATTTGTTTTTCTGATAGATGTTCAGTTGATAGTTCTCCTTTATTAGCCATGTGTTTAAATATATTATTCATGTATTCATCTTGCTTAACAATGTCATTAATTAATCTACGCTTACTCTCTGTATTTAAAGATGTAATTGCGTTCTTAGTATCAGTTGGGTCAATATTAAAACGCTCTAATATACCACTTTTTAATCTAGCTTCTTTTACATATTTTTGTGGCTCAAACATTTCTCTAATACCTTTTGCTAGTTCATCTTTATTAGCTGTAGTGTATTTACTATAATTCTTAACACGCATCTTTTTAGCTATATCTTTCAGTTCAGATATATTAGCACCTTCTAAATAGTTTGGTTTCATAAAATCAACTGGCATATCTGTTCCTTTTAAATACAAACTACCAGTTTCAGCTATTCTAGTATCATCTATTTGTGGTATAAAATCTACCTTGTATTGTTTTGCAACCTTATCTGTATTTGAAATAGCATCACTATAATCATATGGGTTAGGCAATGTACGTTTACTTTTATCAACAGATAGTTTTTTACTAACTACTTTGCCATTCTTTAATTCTTGCGTTCCTGTGTTATCTATACTGACTACTTTTGCAGTATCAGGTATGCTTTCTTTATTTGGAGTGCCCCATCCTTCTTGGAAGTTACGTACCTTGTGTTCTTTTATTTGTTCTAGTGTTGGCTTTTTATCAACTAATTCTCTAGCTTCTTTGATTTGGGTATCTAATACATCATCAGTTTGATTATTAACTACACTGGCTACTTGTTGTTCTGCTTTTGAAGTAACTTGTGTTTTGTATTTGTTACCTATTTTATCAAACAACTTTTTATCTTCCATGAGTTTAACAACTAGTGAGTTTGTTTCATCATCAAGACCATTGTATGTATTAAAACGTTCTCCTGCCTTTACAAGTGCTTGTGAATGAGTTAATCCATGTTTACCTGCTTCTTCTGCAAAGTCAAAGTATTGTTTTAATCCAGTAGGACTTGTACGTGCCATATCAATTAAATCACCTTTTGTAGATAATTTAGAGTGCTTTAGAAAATCAGCTACCTTCTGAGTATATGGTGCAATTGTTTTATCACCTAATTCTCTTATTGGATTTCTAAGTTTACTCATTGTATCACCTGATATGACTTCTTTACCAAATGCAGTTATAGGTTGTACTTCTCTAATACCTCTAGTTTTATTAGTTCTTCTAATCAGTTCAGCTACTTCATCTGCTTGTGGAATAAAGTTATCACCCTTTAGTGATTTGAATACTTTAACAGCATCATCCTGTGTCATTGCCTTAATAACACTCTTACCACCTGACTTAGTTACTATGTCGTCTGCACCTGCAACAGCACCTTTAACAACCTTACCAGTACCTTTAGCAACATCATCAGCAAGACCAATACCTAAATATGTAGTTGGGTCTAATAGTACATCACCTGCAAAACCTGCTAAGTTAATAGCTGTATTCTTACCACTCCATGTAGCAGGATTGTACCATTTACCATCCTTGTTTTCTTCCTTCTCATAACCTGCTTCCTTTATCACATCAGAATAAGTATATGAATGTTCATCATTACCAGTGAAACCTGCAAGTATACCTTGTCCTGCTCTTTTTAATGAACCACCTAATCCTTCACCTTTAACAACACCAGTAGCAAAACCTGCTGACATATAGTTTCCTGTTGATATGAAATCTATTACCTTAGCAAGTGCACCTCTGTTATTGCCTTGAGAAGCTGATTGCGTGTATCTTTCATCTTGAAATACAGGGTTGTTATATTGTTGTTTAAATCCAAAGCTTTTATCTACTTCATATCTATAATCTTGGTCATTTACATACCGTCTTTTGGTTTCTTCATCCATCTGAGCAACCATACCATCATAACGTGATTTCTCTGCGAACTTTCTACCAATAGAAGTAGAAGGGGAATAAATCCCCTTATATCCACTATAATTTCTTTCTTCTTCATCTTCATTATAGTAAGCCACTTCTCTACCTCCTATTATTTAGTCTTAATGTGTCCTGTTTGCTTTTCGTAATCTGCCCATAGTTTTGATTTTAAACTAATTGCATTTGCAACCCTAGCTTTTGTTTCTTCTTTCTTAGAAGATGGTAGGTTTTTATAGTTTTGATTTACGAACTGGTCTACAGTTATATTACCACCAACAACACCAAGTAAATCAGTCATCATCTTACCTTGTTCTGCTGTTGAAGGATATGCAGTAAAGTTAGGGTCATTCATTATAATAGAACTCATTATATCTCTCATTGCACTACTAGATTCCATCTTATATTTAGCTTGTAATTGAGCCATATCACCTGCGTTTTGAGCACCTATTATAGACATCTTATATTTTTGGTCTAGTGCCATAATTACCTTTTGTTGTTCAGTATCAAATGCCATTAAGTTCTTCTTCTCATTTGTTTCTAGTTTTAAGAACTCTTTCTTAAACGTATAATCCATGTTTTGAAGTTCTTTCTTATATGTTTGGTCTATTTCCATTTTAGCTAAGTCTTGTTCAAACATCTTGTCCAGTTTAGCAACATCATTAGTATTATTTACATCTATCTTTTCTAGGTCATACTTTTGTTGTATTCCCATGTTTGTTAACGTATTCTCTTGATTAGCTTTTATTTTATCTAAGTCGTAACCTTGTCCAATAGCCATATTCTCTTTAGTGTACGATTGATTTAGGTCAGCCATGTTATAGTCATGTTCAAATCCTAAGTTTCTATCTTCAACACCCCATGCTCTCTCAGTACCCTTCATGTATGCATTACCCATAGATTCTTGTAGTTTAGCATTATAATTAGCTTCAATTGCTTGTATTTCAGCTAAATTACCTGATTTGATTGCATTTATTTTATCACGTATAGTTCCTAGTCTTAAATCCCTAACTTCTTGTGCTTGTTGCTTGTTAGTAATATTTCTACTAGCTATACCTGCTTCTACACCTGCTTGTTGTGCTGAGTAATTAATACCTCTTTCCATACCTCTTACTTTAGCATTTTCACTTGCATTGTATGTTTCGTTGTTTATAGTATTTAATGTATCTGTATAGTTCTTTTCACCTTGTCTTTTTTCTGCTTCTTGTGCTATTAAGTCTTGTTGCATCTTGTTATTTGCAAGAGCAGTTTCTCCAACTTTGGCACTATCAAATGAACCTTTCATATAGTTCATATAATTGTTCATAAAATTATTCATATCAAAAGCAGGTGCTTGTGTTTTTTGTACTGGTGGTACTACAGGTTGTCCTGCATTGTTATACGCACTTTGTGCAGTTTGATATGCTTCACTCATACCTGCTGTACTTGTACCATTTGCTTTTGCATTTAAGAAATTTTCTCTTACAGTTTGCATGTCTGCACTAGCTGATGCCTGTGTATTTACTGTACTATTTGAACTAGCTTGTTGTTGTAAACTAGCTACTGTTGCTGTATCTCCGTTTGCTTTAGCATTTAAAAATTGAGTTACCAAATCATTATACGCCAATATCTTCACCTCACCATTATATTACCATTATTTATGAATTATGACAAACTACCTATTTGTCGTTGCACTTTTATATATGCATCCAGTAATGCCATTTACACTAACCACATAAGTGTCATTTAATTCTCCAATAGCAGTTATTAATTCATCTTTATAAAAGTATTTAATCAGTTCAATAGTATTACCATTTATTCTAACAGCAGGACAATCAAATTTCATTTTAAGTGGAAGTGGGAATTTAGATTTCTCTACTACCTTCTTACCAGTAATACCTTCTACAATAGCTTTAGCAACAGCATATGCACCTACTTTTAAATATGTATCTACATCTGAACTGTCTACAAAACATACTTCTATTAGTATTGATTTAGCTGATGTTTTTCTAACTACATATAACCCTGTTCCTGACTTAACACCTCTATTAACAAAACCTAATGAAGATATGTTTTTACATACATTCACCGCATCTTCATATTGTCTACCTTCGTAAGTATATGCTTCAACACCCCTACCACCACTAGCATTAAAATGTATACTGATAAACATATCTAAATCTTGCCTATTTGCTTGTTGTACTATTAGATTAAGTGCTTCATTTGAACTGTTAGCATAATCTACTGTACAATTAGATACTTTATAATTCATATCAGATAATAGTTTTCTAACAATATTACCTACTTTTCTAGTTTCAATGCTTTCATTTATTCTACCTATTGCACCACTACCTGCACCAGTTATTGTATGACCATCATTTACACCAATATGTTCTAACATTCATTTACCCCCTTAGAATTATAGGTGGCATATTTCAGCCACCATATTAATTTTATTTATGTCGCACTTTTAACCGATTATGAATTATTCTGTACAAGTAACCCAACTTCCCCATGTTCCGTTATTCATATGTCGTCTATATTTTATTGAAGGGTCTGTCATTTGCCAAGCGTACTGTAATTTATATAACGAATTAGCTGAAATAACTTCTATAAGTTGAGCACTAGCTGACGGAGCGTTACTAGCACCTGAGTTACATTGATAAAACCCAGTTTTAGTAGCATTGTTAAAGTCTGTTATAAGATTAGCATTTCCGCTACTGTCAGTAGTGAGTAGTCGATTAGAGCTTTCTATACAAGCTATCCAACTTCCCCATGTTCCGTTATTTTTTATACGCATATACTTAAACGAACTATCACTCATTTGCCATGCGTATTGCAAAATATAATTTGAGTTTGCTTTGATTACATCAAAATGTAATGATGATGTACTTGGTGCATTTATAGTATTTTGTCCACATTGATATTTCCCCGACTTATCTGCATTATTTAAGTCTGTAACAGTTTTTGTTACACCATCTCTATCTACAGTTAACAATGTGTTTAATGCTTTAACAAGTTCAAATCCAGTAATATTATTTCCATTTTTTAGTGATAATCTATCATCTGCCCACAAATTAACTATTTCCGCTGGTATTCGTGTTGAATCAACCTCGTATAATTCAAACGTAGCATATTTACTTGATAAAGATTCAATTTCACTATTTGAAAATTTTACAGAGATTGAACCATCGGGCATAATCACATATAAATCTTGACCATCAACAAAAAGTTCAATGTTATATGCTCTATTTGCAGTTAGCGGAACATCAAAGTATACAACTCCTAAGCTTGTTGAACCAGTGCCTTTATAAACAATAGTGCTTATATAAGTTGGTGTAACGGTAACGTGTATTCCTGCATCGGGAATCGAATTACCTTTATTTACAACTTCATCTACTATTGACTTAGCAAAAGTAGCGAGAGTTACATATCCTGGATTACTTGTATCGGGAAATATAAAGGTTGCACCCATGCGAGTTACTTTGCTATCAAGTGCTATCTCTAAATATCCAGCACTATTATTAAGTGTTGGTAAACCATGTACCATTTTTCCGTTTGATATTGCTAATCCGCTTGTATTTCCAGCATTATTATATATTCCGAATACTTGTTTGCTATCTATTTCAGTTATATTGCCATTCGCTTTATTACTAAAATTATGATTAAGTTTTGTTATTCTGCCTAAATTCATGTTTTGAGCCAATTGCGACGTATGTTCGCTTGTTGTATTTGTTAAGTTTATCTGATTTGATTTAAGTGTATCTATTTCTTCTATAATCTTAGGTTTTCCCATGTTTTACCTCCTTTGAATTAAGATAACAAATTGCTTTTGTTTGGTTGTGTCGTGCTTTTAACCGATTATGAAACAATATAGCCTATTGTTTCGTCATACTCTTCTTGTGTAATCCAACCTTGTGCAAGTGCATTATCTATTTGCAATCTTGAAAAATTTATTGCCCCATATTTCATTGTTGCTGTTCTATAATCGTCAGGACTTGTTGATATATCTGAAAGTCTTGTATTCCCATAAAGATATACATTTCTTGCATATGTTGATACTCTAAAACTTAATATTGCCATTTATATTACCTCCCTTATAATAAACCTTGTTGACCTAAATAATCCATTAAACCTAGTAAGTCTGCATTTGTTTGTGCAAGTTCTTGCTTTAATGTATATACTTCTGTAGGTGGAGCATCTTCTAAAATAGCTTGATGTGGTACTATTGTTGTGTCTACACCTTTTACTATTTTTCCTTGTGGCATTTCTATTTCTAAGAACTGTATTCCACCATTAGGAATATCATAAAAACCTTCTATTTTTGAAAATATTTGACCTTGATTATCATAAATTATTAATGTGTTCATATATCTTAATACCTCCTCTATTCGTACGCCCAATATTTTAAAACTCCACCACTTCCAGTAGAATAAATCAAATACGCATCAAATCCACCTGATACAATTTGATTTCTCGAATCTGTTGAAGCTTGGTTGCTAAAAGCATAAAAGTTGTTTGCTAAAGAACCACTATCGTTGTAATACAAATCATTAGAATTTGAAATCATAACATTCAACATTCTATCTCCTGCACCAGGATTCCAAAGAATCGTAACCATTACTTTGGATGGTGTAAAAGCTAATCCCCTTATTGACATTGTTGTACCTGTTACCGAAACTTGACCACTTGCAAACTTTTTTTCGGTTGTAAGTGGAATCATGATTCCATTTACTCCAAATATATTTACACCATTTTTAATATTACTAGCTATCAAATTAGCACTACCTAATATTGTCTGTGTTCCAATTATAAATTGACCACTTGCAATAGTTTGATTAGTTGTACCAGGTGTAAAGGTTTGTGCTGACTTTCCTGGTGCTGTTCCTACTAAATCAGTATCTTCCTCTGTACTATAAGTTTCTCCTGCTAGTACCTTGTCAGAGGTTACAGTTCCTGTGGCACTAGCTTTGATAAAAAAACAATTACCCGATAGGTTATACCATACAGTATAAGCTTTTCCTGTTATAAGTTTAGGAGCTATAATTGTGCTTGGCTTATATAATGGTATACCATTTATTGTTGTAGCATTTCCATTATTATTAGCACTTGCTATAAAAGTTTTTGCATATCCATTCATTAATGTTGGCAATGTTAAAGTTATTGCTGTAGGTGTTCCTATGGCTGTTTCAAACGTCATGCTTTGTGCCAATTGTTCACTAACATTTATCTCTAAATTATCTAAATCCTCATTACTTGCTTTTGTATCTATACTAATTATTTTATCTTGCGTTTCTACGTTCAATTTAACTAAATCAACAGTGCCATCTTGTAATTGCCTACCACTAACTAAGTCTTGTGTATTCCACACTTTAGCTTGTACTTGTGCAACTACCTCTGCACCTGCTTCTGCTGACCAACCTACTAATTCAAACTGTGTATCATTATTTATTTTATAATTTGATGTTATTGCTAACTTTGAACCTTTATAAAATACTTCTAACAAATCAGTAACCTTGCTATAAACACCACTAGGTAATGTAAATACAGTTTGTCCTGCTGTTGCAATTGTAGAATAGTCTTTTACATTAACATTAATACCTGGATTAGTTATCTTTAATACATTAGTTGCTAGTTCATCTTTAGTATAGTATCTACTATCATGGTCATTTGACGTTTTATGTGTATTTAGTCTTGTATCTGATTCTGTTCTATTATAAACTTCTGTGCGAAGGTAAATATTCGTTTTATCTGCTTTATTTGTTTGTAAATTTGTTATTGCAGTATTATTTGCATTTATTGCTATAAGTAACGTAGCATCACCAGTATCTACATATGTCTTTAATGCTACTAACATTGATTGTAAGTCTGTACTGGCACTAACACCAACAATAGTATCAGCAACTATTTCTCTAGCACCTTCGATAGAATGTAATGTATTTAACAGTTCATTAATTTTATTAACTATCTCAGCATTATTGGTATCAAACTGTTCAGGGTCTATTGTTGTATTTAGTACAAAATCAGGGTATGATATGTTTAATTCATTTATAGCCATTTATTATCTCCTTCCTTTCATTTGATATGTTCCACTAACGCTATATATTTTCATTGGTTGTTTTACCTGTTCATGTGCTAACTCTATTAACGTACCTGTATCATAGAAATAATACGTATCATTTTCAGTAACATAGTAACAAGCTTGGTTCTCTTTTTCTGCACTATCCATATCTGTATATGTTGCAAATACTGCATCTACAAAGTATCCGTTATACAGTATGAATTTAATATATCTTCCTCTTTGACCTATTGTTATTGGGAATGATGGAGCAATGTTTCTAGTTATAAATCTTTCACCAAAACCAGTTATACCCCACTTACTTATCTGATTTGTTATTACTGACTGTTGTTTTATATCTACATAGTCTACTTCATAAGTAGTCTTTATATCTGAACGTATATCATCAAAGGTGTGTGCAACAACATACATTTCTTTGTATTTCTTATATATAGTGTTATCACCAAATGAAAACCTCTTACTGTGCCAATACGTTGCAAATGGATTACTATCGTCATGGTATGTTTGTTTGTCTAATATATACATCTTGCCACCATTATCAGCAAACACAATATCATTGCTATACGTATGCATTGTTTGTATATTTAATACTGTTCTATATACAGTCCAAGCCATATACCTATATGAATAAACTAGTATGATTTTCAAATCAGGAATAAGTACATAATATTTATCATTACAAAATGCAGTAGTTGATTTGTTTAACATATCAACAGTAGCGTTTATTGGGTGTTTTTCGAGGTCTACTGTTCTGTTTAATATATTAGTCATTAAGACACTAACATCTGTCTTTGTAGTATACATTGAGTATATATTGCTATCTGCACCTACGTAGACAAGGTTGTTATGCATTGGATGGATTGATGTGTTGTTTTTAAAACCAGTATGTGTATTTATCTTTTTCATTGTATATTGCATACCTACAGTATCTCTGTTTGTTTCACCATATATTGCATATAGCTCTTTATTAGTTCCCACAACTACACTATCAGTAAATACTGTCATCCCAACTATCCTATCTCCCTTTGGAGGTATGTGCAGACCTAAACTAGCAGGATAATAGAAGGCACCATTTATATCTGAAATGTATATTGAACCAGGGTCATCCAAATCACTTATAATAATCAATCTTTCTGAATGAACAGTAATTAATGTAGGTGATGTTGGAAATACATTCTTACCTTTAAATTCATCATCTAATTCGTTCTGACAAGGTTCATACCAACAAGTCATATTATCGTAATCATAGTGGTACATACCTATTTGATTTGTATTATCTAGTGGGACGTACCCCTCAGGTGGCGTTACTACCTTTAATACAACTTCGTCAGGTATTGGTGTACCCCAAGGTTTTATGTGTGCACTAAGTTCTTGTGGGAACTTACCTAATACATATATTTCTGTACCATTTATAAGATAATACTTATCATTGAACTGAGTACCAGTTGTTATATTTTTACTTGCAAGTATGTTAACATTATCTACATATAAATCACCATTACATATTGCTATTTTCTTCACATCAGCATATGTAGGATTAAACATATCCATAAAAGTAATGTTACCTGCAACTGGTAGTGTATTTGTTACTTTAAATCCACCTCTACTCTCAATAACTGCATCATCTGTAAAATCAAGATTGCATATATCTGTAGCTTGATTATCTTGTATCAGTATTTCGGATAGAGCATTGTTTAGACCACCCTCAAAACTATTAATTGCCCACGATAATGTCTTAGGTGGTGCAGGCATATTTCGTTGTATATAAGGCACATAATCACCTCCTAATCAAGTATATTTTCATCATCATCATCACTATCTATATCAAAGTATTCATTAACAACATAATCCGTTTCATAAGTAACTGTTATCGGAAGTCCATTTATATCAGTTATTACTATTTCACCATTCTCTATCTTACTTCTAAGTTCTTCTAGCTTTGTTTCAAACTCATTCATAAGTGTACTAGACCTACTATCTTGTTCATCTTGAAACATACATCTACTAGCAGAATATACAGCAAGTAAATAACGATATTGTCGTGGTAGTAACATAGCTACATCTGTTAGTGCAACTAAGTAAGTCATTCCAGTAAGTTGTGGTATAATTTTCATCCTATCAATACCTTCATTAATATAATTAACCACATCTGCCTTTGTAAAAATACTACCACTAGTATCTCTAGCATAACTTCTAACCCTTATTATTAAATCATTTAGCGTCATCTAATCACCTTCTATTCTGAAAGTTTTTCAATTAGTTTAGTTCTGCTATCTCTGCTAGTTACTTTTAATCCTTGTTTCTCACATTCCTCTAGTAACTGTTCTTTTGTCATATCAGTATAATCTATTGATGTGATTTCTGTTACTGTACATTCCTCAACTGCTTTTTGTTCTTCTTTTGGTAGTAGTTCATTTAACAGTCTTTCTATACTCATAAGTGTCATCAGTATTTGATATTGTGTTTTACCTTCTTTATTAATAGGCATTTCTACTTGATTTAACCAATTATTATCCATAATTACCTCCTATACATTAAAAAAGGGAGGGCAGTTAATTTGCCCTACCCTTAGTAGTTTATTATAGACCAGTAGAACCTACTAATCCTCTGAAATCAGAAACACCGAAGCTGTATCTCATATATCCTCTGTACTTAGCAACGAATGTATCGAAATCTTCGTCCCATTTGAACTCAGGCTTAACTCTCCAAAAGAAGTTAAGTTCGTGTCTTTTGCTATCCATGATGAACCAAGCTGTATCAGAACCACCATTAGCTGTTCCAATGTAATCCATAACAATTAGATTCAATGCACCTTTAATTACATTCACATCATTGTTATTACTTCCTGGTACTGCTGTTGATTCTAATAATACTCTAGCATCATATTCTAATGCAGGTGGTACTACTAATGTGTCAGGTGTTAATACTATTAAATTACCTGCTTCATCTTTAGTTTTTCTCATTAACATGATAGCTTTTTCTAAGTTATCTTGATTTAATACACCAGTTGCTAAGTTAGAACATACATCTGCACTATCTACAAGTGGATGGTCTACTGCGAATAATGCTTTACCATCATATATAGCAGAAGCACCTACGCCACCAACATCAGCACTAAATCCATTTATAAGTGGAGCCATAGCATCTTTTTCTACTTTTGCTCTACCTGCTCTAGCCATAGCTTTAGGGAATTTGTCTATTTGTCTGTATTGTTCATCATCATAAAGTTCTCTACCAATCATAAATCCTTGTGTAAATGCTTTATGTGTGTAAGTTCTTTCTAAACCTGGATTTAACTTTTGGTATGCAACTGAATCTGTTTCAGATGCTCTTTCAGTCCAATCACCAAATGCTCCTAATCCATAATCTGTTTCTTTTGCTTTAGTTGATTTGTTAACCTTGTATATTTTAGAATATTGTTCAGGCAACTCATCATATGTTTCAAAGAATATTTTTCTTAGTCCTGGCTCTAGTAATTTACCAAAACTATCACTAATATGTGTATTTCCTGTTATTGGAGTTACTGGCATTTATATTCACCTCTTCATTTTATTTTTATTTATCTACTACCAATGGATTTCCATTGAGCGTATTCATTGTAATCATAGCCCCTTTTATCACAAAAGGTTTTTTCTTGTGGAGTTAAATTGTCACCAGGTTGTACCTGAATTGCCTGTCCACTCTCTGTTGTTATGATTGTAGTTGTACTATCTGTATTAGCTTTCAATTCAGCCATTAGTTGCTGTTTAGCTTCTTCAATAGCTTGTTTTCTAATAGCTTCTACATCTACTTGCTCTGTAGGTTTTAAACCTTTCATAGCACCATATACAAACTCCAAATCAAATATCTTTCTTTTATCACATTCTTGCATTACCTCAACTTCATTAAAGTCAGGGTATTTAGATTTTAGATTACTAATAGTTTCATCTAATTCTTTCTCTGCAAGCTTGTACTCTAATTCCTGAACTCTTTGTTGCTCAGGTGTAAGTGATTTTAACTTATCATCTACATTACCACTGTAATCTACATCACGTAGTGCAGTAGCAACATCAGGGTTCTCTTTGATGTATTCATATAACTTAACAGCTTCTTCTACTTCTTTTCTTTGTTTGGCTACTTCTTGTGTTTTCCTAGAGTAGTCTGCTTGTCGCATATTACCTAGTTTCCACTCTTTTATCTGTTCAAGCGTAAACTCCTCACCATCAATGTTATACTTCTGAACATCTACATGTTCTTGCTCTGTTTGTTTCTCAGTTTCTACTACCTCACCAGTGTTATCAATATCATTATCAACAGGTTGTGGATTATCTACATCAGTAGGTTCAACTTCAACTGTTTCATATTCAGATTGATATGCTTGGTCAAAAAATTCTTTATCCAAATTATTACCTCCTTAGACTTCCTATACGGATTGGTCTATTGTTGTTGTATGAATTGTTCTAATTCAGGGTATTGTTCAAGAAGTGCTTGTAATTCCTCAGGTGGAAGTGACATTAGTTCTTCTAACGCTTCATCAGGTATTATACCATTATTTAGGCTATTTGTAAAATCGTCATCTTCTTGTGGTACTGCACCTTCTTTTTCCCTCATAATTTCCATAGCCATTCTTTTTTCTTCATCTATATCAGGTGGTATTTCTTTTAAACCTTTCTCATAAGCCTTGTTTTCTCTTTCTTGAACTGCATTTTCTTGTTCCTCAGCTTCTTTCTCTTGTTCTATCTTAGCAACCTCATTAGATAGCTTTTGAACTTCACCTTGTAGTTCCTGTACAACTTGTACGATTTGTTCAAACATAGCCTGTTGTTGTTGTGCCTGCATTTCTTGTTGTTGCTGTGCTTGTGCTTGTTGCTGAGCACCTTGTTTAATTTCTTCCATACGTTGTAGCATTTCTTGTTTACCTGCCATATCAACGAATTGAAGTACGCTCTTTCTATCAACCATAGGTAATCCATCTTCACCCATTGTTTGTGCAAGCCTAATCATTAAATCAAGTTTAGCTGATTTGTTAGATGGCATTGTACTACCTGCTGTTACTTTAATATCATAGTCATTATCTAAATCATCAGTCTTTATCTGACTTAAATCATAACCACCATCTTCATTAACAACTCTTACAAATCTATCTAATTTCCAAAACTGTTGTATCATTTCATACCAAAGCGTAGCCAGTTCAGATAATCCTTCTTCCATCATTTTAACTTTAAGTCTTATTCTAGTCTGACTAGCTTCTTGAAGTGCCATAATAGCATTACCTGCTTGTACTCCTGGTGCTCTTTCTCCTGCAAGTGTTTCGTGTACTCCTGATATTGTCTGTATATCTGTTTTCCACTCTTGTATTTTTTCATTAATGTAAGCAGGCATTGGAGGTGGTGCATCCCTACGTACTTCTGTTCCTGGGTTTTTTCTAACAATAAGTCCTGGTCTATTAACAAGTGTACCCTTAGCTATACCTGCGTTATTATCTATAATCCATTGCATGTTACCAGTATTCTTGGCATTGTCAGTTATTTGGTTATTTAACTCATTTACATACTTTTGTGGAGATATTAATTGCTCAACATCACCTCTACCCCAAAACTCAAATGGTACATCATAGTCTTTCATAAGTGTGAAAGGGAATTTACCATGCTTATAAGGATTTGGCTTATCTTCTAATACTAAATTCAGTTCAGGAGCAGTTGTAATAACTCTACCTTTAGGGTATTTAGAACTTACCTTTTTCTTATACACTCCTTCTTCTTCAAATTCTTCTTCAACAGTAGTATAATCCTTACACCACATTTCAAGAACAAGAACTTGGTTGTTTTGTTTAACTGCGTGTTTATCTCTATCTTGTACAAGTTCACTGTACTTTACTTGAGCACCAGTAATAGCAGATGCTTTAGTAGGATATTTGCGTTTTAATTGATTGAAATGCTTGTATGTAGCATATATAACATATTCTGCACTTTCCATACTATAAGCAAGTGGGTCAGGATAAAAATTAAATGGGTCTATTAGTTGAGATTTAACGTTACCAAACTTTCCATCTTTACCATCCCACGATAAGAAGAATATTGCTGTTCCTGCTATCAATGTTGGTAATAAAGATTGTGGTAGTTTAATTCTCATTTTTTCTCTATCCCATTCATAATCAAGGGATTTTTGTATTACCTCTGATTTTGGTATACCTTCCTCAGTTCTAGCAAGTGCAATAAATCTTGGGTTATTATCAATCATTATAGGTCTAATAGTTTCTATTGTCTTAAATATATGATTAACAATAACATCTGATTTGTAAATTGGTCTATTCTTATTATCTAAGTTACCAAAGTAATTATCATAACACTCTTTCCATTTCTTAGTGTGTTCAGCCTTAGCCACCATACTGTCTTTAAACCTATTATAAGACAGTTCAGAAATCTTTATTTCTTCTTGTGTGGGTTCGTACTGATGTGCCACTGGTTCTTTCTGTTTCTTTTTATTAAATAACCCCATTTTCTACCTCCTTATTCTGAATATTCAACGTTTTCTTCTTTTTCAAATAGTGGGTCAATAACTTCCTTAACTCTTTGCCTGTTTTTAGGCGAGTATTCGTCAAATGGTTGTTCAGGTGTATAGTCTTGCCCCCTACCTTCTAACATCATTTGTAACAAGATAGCTAATGACATAACCGTATCATCATGGCATCCTTCTTGTGCATTAGTAGAACCATTTTCTTCCCTAATATACGTTAATAATTCACTTACAGTCAAATCATCAAATATACCAATATAAAACTCTCTAATATATTCTGCCAACTTGTCTATCATCAGTGGTTTAGTTCTAACAGTTGTACTCCAACCCATTTTCTGAGTTATCTTTTCTGTTAGTTTGTCGTAATTCTTGGTGTAGTAGATATTCCAGTATTCTAAATTCTTTACTTTGTGTAATGTAGTTAATCCATGGTTATTGTTTTCTATTCCTAGATATGCATTGTTATAATATCTAGCAAGTTTAACTAGTTCTTCACCATATAAATCAGGGTCTATATGTCCATGCCAAGTAGCAACTACTTCAAAATTAGTATCACCTACATGAGCAGATGAAAAGTCACCCTTTGCTAGTCCCTCTGCAACGTCAGCACCTACAGAATAAAACATATCCTTACTAGGTTCTTTCCATATCTTAATAAATCCCTTAGGGTCATCTATAAACACTATTTCACCATTACTAACTACTAAATTACCTACCTTTATAGGTTCTTTTGTATGTTTCTTGTATTTGGTAAGTGCTCTACCATTAAATACAGGTCTACCAGTAGATATAAATGCTTCATCAGGAGTAGATGGATATTCTTGTTTCATAATATCATCACTGTTCTGACACTTATTTCTCTTAGTATAATCGTACCAATTGATTTGTTCTAATGTAACACCAAAATCATTCATTAAAGACCAGTAATAAGTGTGTATTTCTTCACCCTTATCATTTACATACATTGCATTTACCAGTTCAGTAAATACCTCTTTATCTTTCACTGATTTGAAAGGTCTAGTATAATTCTTATCAGTAAACCATGGTAGAAATACTGGTACAAAGTCATTCTCACCTCTAATAGCTTCTTGCCACATCTTATAAAAGTACCCACCAACACCATTAGCAGTTGATTCTAATATAACTAATGTGTCCATATTATCAGCTATTGCCTGCATAAGACCAGTCATTGTTATTTCAGGCTTTGCCCAAAACGCAACCTCTGATGCATGTAGATTATGGATGGTAAATGACCTACCAACTTCAACAGCATTTGCAGTTGCAACTGAATACTTACTTCTAAGACCAGGGTTTTTAAGTTTTTCTTCTGCATTTAGTGTGGGATTTTCAAAGGTAAGTGCTCTTTCATTAGAGGTTTTACGCATAGGCTTTAATTCCATAGGCATTTCATCATAGAATAGTTTTGCCATATTGAATAGGTTCTGAGTAGCTGTATCTTCTTGGGTAATTATCATTGTATTCTTGAAGGTATTAGTAGTTGTATCGTGATACATCTTACCTTCTGTATAGGTACTAAGACCCATCTGTCTAGCCTTTAGTATAATATAACGTCTTAATATGTTATTCTCTATGCAATACCTATCAATACGCTCCATTATAAGCTGTGCATCATTAAATGCAAATGGTACTAGTTTTGCGTTCTTATCCCTTATCTTTAAGAACTTCTCTGCATACCATATAGTATCATTTTGTATTCTCCACAACAATTCTTGTGTCTTGTTTAATCCTTTAGGTGGTGTTTTATATTTCTCTTTTTCCTCTAGTGGATATAGTAAGTGGTCTAATTTCGGCATATCTTTTTACCTCTAAAATTGAAATTAGTATAATTAAATATTGTATAACCTATAATTAAATTAATATCAAGACAAGTTGCTTTTTTATCTTTTAAAGCACCATTTGTAAAGAAATTAATTCTAGGCTTATTTCCTACTTTCTTCCAACTCTTTCTATGATATGATATGCTGAATTGTTTAGTGTCGTTTGCAAACCATTTTTGAAATATCATATTATTCCACCTCGTAATCTACATCTTCAACATTCTCTACTTCACTAATTAACTGTTCAAATGTCTTAGTAACCTTGATTTCTTTGTTAACTTGTTTTGCAGGTTCAAGTCCTGCGTATTTACCTACTGCTGTAAATAGCTGACCTATCATTTGAGATTTAACACCTCTACTAGATTCTTTATCTGTTAGAATAGTAATAGCTTCTTTAAGCATATGTTGCATTAATTGCTGTACCTTAAGTGCGTTATCCTGTTTTACACATTCTATCTCACATCTGATTGCTTGTGCTATTAGAGGGTCTTTATTCCAGTTAGTTATAGTGTTATAATGCACACCTATTTGCTCTGCTATCTTCCTTTGAGATAGAGTAGTAGTTGCTTTTAAATTAGCATACCTAACCTGTTCAGGCTTTAACTGTTCAATTATACTTTCATACTTCATTATTTCATCCAAATAATCACTTCCAATCTGTATATTTATTTTACTTATGGTTATAATAATACTATAATAAAATCTCAGCAAATACCAAACTTCACGTGTAATTAGTTTTATTCTTAGTGTGTGCTTATATATAAAAAGAAATTAGCTAATGTCCCCTCATTAGCTTTTTCTATTTACCAAAGTATTTACGCTGACAGTCACTACATAGTGCCGATATGGAATATTCATTCTTTTCATCTTCTGTTCTGAAAGGAATCTTAGAAACAGATTGTCCACATTCTATGCAAACACCTAATTCTATATGTAGTTTCAAATCATGGAAATATTCATCATCTTCCTCAGGTATAGTGTTATCGGCTATATTCTTGTATATCTTCTCAACCTCGTATATCTGTCTTAATAGAGTATTAATACCCCAGTTCTTTATTCTCCCCATATTACATTACGCTCTTATATAATTCTTGTTCATATTCCTCTGTTATGATTTCAGCTTGGTTAACTTCAAAGCTACCTTCGTTACGTTTAGTAACTATTTCACTTTTTAATTCCTGTATTCTTTCATCAAATTCATCTATGTATTCTTCCTCATATTCTTCTACTAGTGGAGAATCGTTATATTGTGTTTCTGTTAGTGGCTTGTCTTTCTTTTTGCGTAGTTTATAAAAGATTATCATATCAAATACAATTAATGAATTTAGAAAAGCTAGTAATGTTAGTAGTTTTATATAGTCCATTTGTTACCTCCTATTATCGGTCGTTCCGACCATTATTCTGTATACATCAGTTCAGTAAAATACTTATACTGTTATCGGTCATTTCTTATTTAAAGATTTATCTGATTTGCTATGTTTTGATTACTTTTGATAAAAGAATAGACTTATCCATTGAAGGTAAGTAAAAACTCTTGAAGCGAAGCGAAAAGACATTTAGGAGTTATAAGGGAGGAGAATCCGACCGTTAACCCTAAATAAAGTATACCACTTCAAAACAGTTGTGTCAAGTGTCATAATCCGTCATTTAGGATGATTATACTGTATCAACTTGCATTACCTCCGTTTTACTCCCTCCCTCGTTGTTTTTTATATTTTATAATATTGATAACAGACCTCCGTTATTTTTAACAGATTGATAATTGGTATCGGGGGGTAATTTAAGCTGACCATATTTCCCACGCAGGAAAATAGGTATATTCTTACTGATTTGATGTAATGAAAGAACATATCACCTCCTATAAATCCGAAAGGATTTAAATAATACAATGAACACTATTGAACACTACTCTGAACTGTATGTGATACGTGTCACATTGTGATTGTAGCATTTTAATGAGGTAGTGAAACAGTAAGTATCATCATCATACTCACACTGTCCTACCCTAGCATAGCGAGGTACTTAATTGTTACCCAGGGGGCAACAAGATGCTGACGTTCTACGAACGTGATGCCCATGGGTGAACTGGAAGGACATGGTAGAGTGGTGAGAACCCTCATTTGCAAACAAATCCAACTATACAACACGTACACACATCATGCCATACTATGTATACAGT